CGTTTAAATATTCTCTACCTACTGTATTTAAATCATATTTATATCTATTTTCATCAATAAGAGGGGCCGCGATTAATGTATCAATAATACGACCCTTAACTTTTAGTCCCATTTGTCTTAACCAGCCCACATCGTACTGCGCATTGTGAAATATTTTATCACAAGGTAAATCTAATATCTTTTTTAATTGTCTCTTAAATATATTCTCATCAAAATTTCCACCACCTTCGTGTCGTAAAGGAAAATATCCTTTCCAACCATCAACAGCTATAGCAACTCCTGCAACAAACCCATTTCCAGTAGCCCAACCGGGACCTATTGTTTTCATCCCCGGATCACTTGTCTCTAAATCAATTGCAATCTCATTTGCTTCTGATAAATCTGGTATACCCTCTGGTGGAATCCACTCACTTGGTTCTTGAAACATCGGTATCTGTGTCATACTATTCCTTATCGTTTATTTCGCCGGCAATAGCAGCATATCCCGCCATATCCAAATAACAATCTTCTGTTGGTTTATGTTTAAGTCTCGCTACTTTTACAAGCATCATACATATTGCAACATTATGTGCTGATATTTCATGATCTAAAAAAGCACTCCATAACTTTGCAATGTTTTCATGATTAGTAACCTTATCACCATAGTCTCTTTCTCTGGGACCTCTTACTATTTTAATAGTTTGTTCTAAATATTCTCTACTGTCCATCTTGAACCTTTTTCATATGTTGTAAATCTTGTTGTAATAACTGCAAATCAAGTTTTAATATTTTTAAATGTTGCTCAACGTTTTCACGTTTCATTTTAGGTAATTCATTTTTAATTTTTTGCACTTGCTTTAGAGTTACATCTAATTGTTTAAGTGCAGTATTGATATCAAACGCCATTAAAACGCCTCCGAAAATTCTCTGTCCGATTGTGATCTCACAATGTTCAAAGTGTTTTTTGCCCGTGTCATTCCCACATAGAACACACGTCTTTCTGAATCTCGTTGTTTCCAATACTCAGCATCAGTCTTACGAGATAAGTCTGTTAATAACATAACATTATCTGCTTCGCCACCTTTTGATCCGTGTATAGTAGATAGCTTGATCCGCGGTGCGCGTTTAATGTTTTCTTTACGACGCAATACGGCTCTTACATATGTTGCTTTTGGCAAAGGTATATTTCTTAGAGCATCGAACCAAGGCTTTTCTTTATTAACAGATAGTCCGTAGTCCGATACCAATGTATCATAGGTATATAATTTTTCTTTATTAACATTTTTCATTTCTTTAAATTCTTTCGCTACACCTCTACCTGTTACAATGTAATTATAAAATGAACGAACAGCTTTAATATCAACTGCTTTTCCTTTTCGTACATCTTCCCACGCAAGAATAGCTTGGTGTATTCTTTTATTAATAGAGGTACGATCTCCTCTTTCATAAAAGTAACCATAAATTTTTAAATCTTCTTCTAACTTATCTAAACGGTACCTGTCTCTTGCAAGCACTAACCAATTACCTTCTTTCATTTTTTGTAATTGTTCTACAGGATAAATATTTATTTCTCCTTTTTCATCTCTTGAAGTCCACTCTTTATCAACTCTATCCTCTATACGACTAATAAGTTTATTAGCTTTCGCATGAATTAACTTTGGTAAACGATAAGACTTATTTAAAATAGTTCGTGTTCCTTCCATATTCATTAGGTATTCTGGTCTCGCACCAGCCCAACGATAAATTGCTTGATCATCATCGCCCGCTATGTAAACACGTTTTGCATTTGATATAACTCTCTCAACCATTTTCCATTGTAACCAACTAAGATCTTGTGCTTCATCTATTATAACAACATCAAAGTTTGGAATTAAATCATAATGCTGTTTGTTAAAATCAACAATCATGTCTGTCATATCATATTTGTTTCTTGCTCTTTTATATTTAATTAAAGCTTCATCTATGTATTTTAGTTTTGGTAATCCGCCGGGTAAATGTCCTGTGTTAGGATCATTAAAAAAGTTTTCTGTTGTAAGTCCTCTTATCTTTGCGCCATCTATTATCTGCATAAATATATCATCGGGAAAACCAACACCATATGTTTTAATACTTTGATTAGGATTACTTAATTTTATTTGTAACTTATTAGATATTACACGGTAGTCATTATCATCCATTATGTTTTCATCTTTTAAATGCAACCCTCTGTACGCCAAACTGTGTAGTGTACGAAAGTTCATAAAGTCTTTTGTATTATAATTTAATTGTGAAACTGCTCTTGATAATGCTTCATCCGCCGCTTGATTAGTAAAAGCAAGATACGCAATCTTATTAGGAGCTACATTATTCTCTCTTAATTCTTTCTCTACAATTTTTAATAGATGTGTTGTCTTACCAGTGCCCGGAGGACCAAAAATTATATTTCTATGCATTCGTTTTGTCCTTTAATAATAACAACTTTTTGTTTTTTTTCATCAAACCAACAAGTATATATTCCTTTATGTATACACTTACTAAGTTCAGCATACGCTGATGATTCTGAAGATTTAGCATCAAGTAAAATTATTTGATTGTTTTCTCTGTGATAAGTAACCATGTCTATTGGACCGGTACAAGACATATTTTTAAAAACATCCCAACCAGATTTCATTAGATGAGCAATAATTACGTTTTCATTTATATCACCAATCAATTTAGCATTGTTGCCAATTTTTGTTCTCCAATTATTTACTTTAAATTCTTCTTTGTTTATTTTTTCTCTATAAACTTCTTCCTGCAATTTTGTTTGTATAGTTTTTATTTCAGCCATTAAATTATCAATAAATTCTTTTTCCATTAAAAAGGTGTCTCCTCAGTCATGTTCGGTGTTTCAAAATCATCTGCGTTTTTCTTTGTCCAAGGTAAATACCAAAGATAAGCTGTCTTACCTTTTACTTTACGTCTTATGTCACCGCCACCTAACTTGTTTCTAATGTGCGCTGTCATCTCTGTTGTATTAAAATCTTTAAAATCATTCTTCTTTAAAAACTTTTGTAACCACTCAGATTTAAAGTAGGCAGTCATTTTTTGACTCTTACCTTCTGTATCTACGTATTCTTTTTCTTCAAATAAAGCTTTACCCATATCTATTTCATCTATGTGTTCTGCGTGCCCTTGGTCCTCTAAGAAATGTGCAAGTAAGTTTTCAAATCTACCTGTCTTCGTAATCTCTGTAGGCATTTGTATAACTTCAACCACTTGTAGTAATGCTTGTATACGACTGTCCCAATCATTAGGTCTCATCATGTTTGGCATTTCATTAATTTCATTTAGACACGCCTTACGAAATTTATGCTGATCATATAACTGCTCTGTAGATAATTTTAATCGTCTACCATTTATATTTAAAAACCAAATTGATTCATCACTTTCAAACTTTGTTAAATCACTCACTTGATGTTCAAACGAGTTACCTATTCCGTATTGTTTACCTCTACATAAATTTTGTGAGCACATAGCGGCCATAGGTTGGTCTTTACATTTGTATTGATAATCTTTTTTCTCATGTTGATTTATTGTTTTTAAAACTTGTTGAGAGGGTAGTGGTGGTTCCATATGTTTATGATTAAATTCATCTATTTTACCTTGCCAATCATCCGGCCACTTCTTTTTTGCGTAAACTGCATATTGATATAATGTATTATCTCTTCCGCCTTGTGGTATTCCTTGCGACATTAAAGTAGCTATACAAGGTGGTCCATCTTTAAACTCTTCCTCATTCTTTCTTTTAACTTTAAATTCTTTTAAATCTTTTTCGGTCGTACAATAAGTATCATATAGAGAAAAGAAAGTATCAAGACTAACCCCATTACCATCGTCGCTAACGCTATGCCTAAAACTATCGTCGCCGCCGAAATAGGGAAGATTAAGAAAGTTTCCAGTGTCTCCACGATCTGCTTTAATTTCAATTTGCTTTGGAAATATTTCACAATTTGCATAACCTAACTCTCCCGCCCATTCTTGTAACTTATCACGAACAAGCTTTGCTTGCACTGGTTCTTTTAAAAAAAGAAATACATGTGCACCATTACTCTTTGATTTGCACAAAACTAAAGGTAACTCTAATTCTCTTACTTTTTTTATTATTTTTTTATGATCTAAAGGATACGTATCAATATCTATACAACCCCATATACATTTTGAATTATCTCTTATTGGTATTATACCAAGACTTGGTTCTTTTTTATTTAAGTGATCAATCCATAATTGATCGGTAACAGGAGCTTTTTTAATAAAAGCTTGACCTCCTGCTTTCCCATTTACTTTCTGACCGTCACTCTTATATTGACCATAGGCTCTATCTAATCCATAAAAAATACTTTTAAACTTTTTGACTCTTTCTTCCATATACTTCCATAAATGTAAAGGGGCGGTTTCCCGCCCCGTGGTTAGTTAAAATGGGACTTTATCTGTAGCATTAGAAGAAGACTCTTCTTCATACTTGACTTTAATATCACCTTTACTTACGCTTTCAGCAAAACTTTTAGCGACATTATAAAGACTAGCATCCTCAAGCTGAGTTTCTCTACTAATCTCCCAACCATACCAGTTACCCTTATCGTTACCCTCTTTCATAGTTTTGAGGCGATAGTAGTGACTGTAAGATGGAGGAGTGAATAATCCATTCTTACCATTTAATTTAAGGTTAAGTAACATAGAGTTCCACTTTCTACTTTTTTTAAGCTGTGTAGCTTTCATTGTAAGTAAAGCCGGAGTTGCATCTCCATTTTCACCAACAAGTAGTATGTAGTGGTTACCACACGTTTCAATATAATTACCATTTTCTAAACGGTCCTTATGATTTTCATCGCGTGTAGTTTTTGTTAATATGTCACTTGAAGCATCATAGACATTAATCGGAGCACCCGACCCTTGTCCTCTGTCAGCCCACTCAACGTATTGACGTTGATACGCACATGGTAGAACACGAATACCTTTTGTTCCATCATACAATTCACTGGTAACTGTATTAAAAATCATTCCGGCTTTAGCGCCTTCTAGGTCTTCTAGTTCTGGTGATAACTGCATCAAGACTTTTAATCTTGGTGTCGCTAAGTCATCTTGTGAAATATTTTCAAGGCCGCTAAACGCGTCCCCTTCCATTAAATCCAGACTTAGTGCAGGTAGTTGACTTTCTTTTTTCGTAACATTAGCGTTTGCCATAATCGTTCTCCTTTTTACGTTTTACTTATTTTTGTTTCGGCGCCAACAAAGACTCCGAACTTATCCATCGGTAACTCACTACCCTCATTTATTTGTTCTCGAACAAATGCTTTGAGAGTCATAGGTTCCACCCAGACCTTCTGTGTAGGCTCATATCCTAATGAATTAATCTTGTCAATAAATTCATTTGCCGATTGATCCTCACCTTTACCAAACGTGGCAGATACTTGGTTTTTAATCAAGTCACCATGTCCATTATCACGAAGCCAATTAAATGCTTCCTCGCGATGTCTTACTGGAATAGAAGCTTGCACTAATTGTCTCACCTTTACAGATGACCCATCTTTTAATGTTAAACTTTCTAATCCTAATTCTTGCATTTTTGCAGGAATTATTTCTTGTGACAATTTACGAACAGCGCCAGCTTTTGCTTTTAACTGTTCTTCTAATTGTTTTACTTCTCTTTCAAGCGATGCTTGTTCCGCGCACAAATCAGCCATTTCTTTTAAAGAATTGTCACCGATATTTGGCGTTATTACATCACTCTCCATTTCGTCGAGTAAATTACTCATCTATTTCTCCTCTCTCGTATAGATTAACTTCTATAGGATAATACTTATACTCTCTTTTATCCCATTTCAAGCATTTAAACTGCCCGCGGTTTTGTGTCGCAGCAATTGCACATGCAATACCGATAGCC